AACAGCGGCATCAATAGTACCTCCATTAATATCTGCAGTAGCAAGTGTAGTGGCTCCAGAAGCAGACAGTGTAGTAAATGCACCAGTAGAAGGGGTAGCAGCACCTACAGTAGCACCATCAATGCTACCACCGTTAATGTCAGCAGTAGCTACAGTAAGACTTGTGTTGGCTGTAAGTGTAGTGAATGTACCTGCCGCAGGTGTAGTGTTACCAATTACAACATTATCACCAGTACCTGTAACAGAACCTGTGTGAGCGCCAGCACTATCGCCCGTAAGGTCACCTGTCACGTTACCTGTCAGGTTAGCTACGACACCAGCGGGTGCAGTGACAACACCAGTTACGTTAAGAGTACCAGCTACTGTAGCATTCTCATGCACAGCTAGGGTATCAATGTAACCAATACCGTCAATGTATAAGTCTTTAAACTCAGCGCCTACTGCACCCAGGTCAATGTCATCATCTGTTACAGGTACAATAGCACCATCTTGTATTCGTACCTGCTCTACAGCTGACCCGCCTGTTTCTGAGTAAAAACTGATGCGGTTATTTGTTGTATCTACAACTACTTTATTGTTAGCATCAAGGTCTGCAATAAGTGCAACGTATGCACCTTCTGCAGATGTACCATCGTGTTTGTGGCCTGTGCTACTATTAAAAGCATCACGAATAGCGTTGAACTCAGCGTTTACTGGTGCAGCTTTAATAACTGCGTTAGCAATAATATCCGCTACTGACTGTCTAGTGTAACCTGCCATGTTATAACCTGTCTCCTACTCCAAATGTCACCACAATGCCTTGAATACTGTGAGAGGCGTTAGTGTCATTGGTTACGTATTTAAATGATGCCGACATGCCTGAACCTGAAATGTTTGTTCGCCGTACAGGGGCAGGGTTACCGTCAAAGATTGCTGTGCTATTATACAGGGCTTCGTTGTAGTATGCGGCTGCGCCCTTAGTTGTTAGTGTAAAGTTTGTGGGACGCAATGTATCTACATCTTCATAGTCGTAAAGAGCAGACATAATAAGTTCGTTATCACCTTCAGACCGTAGATATGTAGCTACTGTGTAAAATACTTTACGTTGTTCTGGGTCTTGCATATGAAAGAAAGGAGTTTGAAATACGCTAAAGATAGCTTCACCATCAAAAGAATTACCTTGCTCCTGTCGGTGTACCTTACCATTACTGTCACCGTGTATTACATATTCATTTTGCCCAATGTAACCGCTAGTAGCACAGGTAGTAAAGATACCAAGCATTTGACCATACTCAAACTGTAGGCCATTAGGTGTTTGTCTAAAACCACCAATAATACCCTGCCCATCAGCTGCACCCAAGAAAAACCGAAACTGTGTTTTTTGTCTAATAACTACGGCATCTAGTTTATCTAAGTCTACATCAAATACTACATCAGTAAACACCGATTGAATATCTTTAGATACTGTTTCAAGATTTACATCACCAATCTTATCGGTACCAGTAACAGGACGTAGACCATCTTGAGATAGAAACAGTAGGTCACCACCAATTTCAACTACACTATCAGTGGCCAAACAACCTAAGTCATCTGTAACCTCTTCAAGAATAAAGTCTGCAATGTTGCTACCTACAAGTTTACGAATGTTATTTGAACCAAATATATATAATGCATCACGAAAGGATTTGATTGCAACAATACGAAATCCTACGTTAATTACACCTGCACCACCTGCAGGACTAAAATCAGTTTCATTATAGGGTGCAGAAAACCATAAGTTAGTAGGCTCGTTAGCGTCACCCGCTAGAAATAAATGATTTTTAAATACGTGAGATACCTTTGCCGCAGTGGGGGCATTAACATCAGTAATTTGAATGTATGATGTACCATCATAGGTTGCAGAAGGGTTTACTCCGTCTGTAATTACTACCTTAGGTGTGCCCCAGTTGTAACGAGAAAAACGTACTTTTGGGTAAGTGGAAAGATTGACAGATCCCGGCGTTGAAATAGTTACCCAAGCGGATGTAGAGTTATTCCAGTAGTAAAGATAGTTAGTACTTCCTGTATCAAATCGTGCAGCAAGAATGCCATCGTTAACACTATCAGCTACACAAACACCGAGCACATTACCAAAGCCAGGTACAGTACCATAAGTATTACTGTAGCCATTCATCTTTCGATAGCCGCCAGTAACAGCAGGCTCGTAGTTAATCAACGAAATAGCTGAACCCGGTTGAGTTTCACCTTGTGATAACACGTCCCGACTGGTGTTTAACCCACCCTGACAAAAAACCTTAAAGGAGGCTAGATTATCAGCCATCTTTAGATACCACCACTAAAAGAATTAATTGTTCCCTTATTTAACATAGTGGATCTAACAGAGAGTGTATCATCTAGCAAAACTCTTCTCATAGATTTAACACCACTTTCAAAATTGTTTTGATGCATTGCTGCGCTTTGTTCATTGCTGCGGAATCTCATCATAAACATCATGGCACCGTCAATGAGTACGTGTTTAAAACGATCTGGTATAATAGCTATATCACTATATAAAGAAAGATCAGCTGGGTATGACCAGTATACATACTCAATTTCATATGCCGCATTAGGTACAGGAGTTACACCAAACTCTTCTCCATAGGTTTGATAGACAATACTTGGTGGACCCTCACCATTAATTAGATCGCCTGTGTCATCCCCTGACCGATAGTTTTGAATATAGTTTTCATAAGAAATAACATTCAATCTTTGTGGACTATTATTTTTAGAGGAAAGTTGTTTAATATAAAAAGTATCCCAATCAGCACTAGAGTAATCTACTGGAAAATTATACTTACGTGTACCTGCTATTAAAGTTTGTGTATAAGTATTTTTAAGAAATGGCCACTCTTGACCATCTTGTAGAATAAGTCTAATGCTACTATTAATTGCATCTTTTGCTAGTGCTTGTACGTTACGTGCAGTATCAAAGCCATCACCCGCAGTGTCGAGAGTGACTTCATTCATACGTCTAAGTAATTCGTTCACTAGAGAAACGTAAGTAGCCATAGAGTTATCCTACTATTAAAAAGTACCGAAGGGCCAGCCAAAGCCAGCCCTCCAGTTTATATTTATGCGAGGTTGTAACGTGCAGTTACAATAGCTTCTGGACGCAGAATCTTGCGACCGTAAAGATGCATACCACGAACGATGTCAGCAAAGCTGTCTGGGTCACGGTAAGTCTCAGTCTTGTTGATCTGCTCAGCTGTTGCTACAGCAGAATCATGACCAGCTACGATGGCACCAAAGTTAGTAGACTGAGCAGCAGTACCTGTGGTAGCTGCGCCTGTACCTACTGATGGCAAGTTGCTTGAAGAATAAACACGGAAACCGTGGAAATTGTTCAAGATCAAGCCGTTACGAAGGCCACCAGATTCACCGAAGTCTGCATTGAAGAGGCGTGAATCCTCATCACGAAGCACTTCCATAAACACTGGGTCTACTACAATCCACCGGCCTTGTGTGTCAACTTGCTGTTGATCTAGCAAACGACCCATACGAGCTACCAGCATAGCTGGAGATACGTAAGCAGTTGGAAGTGCAGTTGCACCTGGAAGACGTGCAGCAACTGGGATAGCATCCCCAGTTACACCTGCAGTTGTGATATTGCCAAAGTCAGGACGTGACAATTTATTGCCAGCCAAGAGTTCGTCAGTACCAGCAGTTGTATCAGCTTTAGTGCCGTTGACCTGATCGTTTACAGTGTCAGCAGAGGCATGCAAAGCAGACTGCTTGTAACCAGACAAGTAGCCCAAAACTTCTTGGTCGTACTGATCAGCCAAGCGGTAAGCCGCACGGTTGGTAGCAAGATCCATGAAGTTTACATGGGAGTGTGCTTCTTCAATGTCATCCATTTTGAAAGCAAAGTAGTTACTTTTGTCTACTACAAGTGAAAAGTCTGCATCGGCTAGATCTTGAGCAGCAATAGTAGTACCACGTGTGTACGCAGATACGCTTACCTCTGGCTCTTTAATAATCTTCACCGTGTCACCTTGGTTAGCAATCTCTCCAAAATAATCAGAGTTTGTTACGTCACCGACGACTGTTGACTTGCGGAATGCAAGTTGTACTTTTTTAGAATAAATTACGGAACTAAAGTTACCATTCGGTAAGTTTGTATATCCGCTTGCGGATGCAAATGCCATTTTCTTTTCTCCTAGAATGTTTGGCTTAAAGATAGAGATACGTACGAGTTTAAGGTACATACCTCAACTCATAGAAACTAAACAACAAGGCAAAGAGGCTGAATGTTTTCTAGGGTGCGTTAGACTAGCAGTTGGCCAACCGCAAGTTTTACGGGCCTATACTTACTCAGGTGGTTCTTATTCGTATGTTTAAGTTTAAGGGGTTGATAGGCAAGAGAGGTAGTCCCCTAAGGGAGGCTCTTGTTCCTGCCAATAGTTATACTCCGGTAAAGATAGATGTCAACACCTATCGTGCACTACCAGACATATCATAGATAAATTTACCAGTTCTCATAGCTTTGGTAATTTCATCTTGACGTTCTTCAAACTCTTGTGAAGACATACGTGCAACTTCAGACTCAGAAATTTGACCTGCACTATCGTTTGCTTCCACAACAGCCTTAGAACCTTTGCTTACTAAACTTGCTGCCTTTTTAGTAGAATTCTTTTTAGCAATTTTAGTAAGACCTTTATCAGACTTATACAAGTCGATAACCCTTATGACAGAAGCTGGGTCATCTGCATTCTCATAGACTGCATCCTGTACCCATTTAGGTTGTTCTTCTGCCCAATCATGGAAGTCATCAGAATCACGAATCTTTTCGAAGTCTGAATGAGCCTCTGAAATTTTAGCCTCTGCTGTTTTACGGACTGCTTCGTACTGGACTTTATCCAACTCTGACAGACGTGATTCAGCTTTTCGAAACATCTCCTGTGCTTTTTTAGCAGCGATAGTTTCTACAATACCTGCAACATCTGGGTACTCTTTAGCCCAAGCTTCAATGTCTTCGTCAGACTTTGGAGGTACGACTGTACCACCTTCCATCCGCTTCTCAAGAGCTTCAAACTTTTCTTCCCAGTCTTTTTCTTTTTGTTGCATGTGACGACGAAGATCACCGTATCTTTTCTTAAAAGATTTTTCTTCTCTGCTTAGATTAGAGTCATCTTCTTCAGTCACTTCTTCTTGGGGTTCAGATGAAGCTACTTGTTCTTCTTCCTCTTTTCCCTCAACTTCTTCACCACGGGCTTCCGCTTCTAATTTAGCAATTTCTTTTTCTTCTTCTTCCATCCTAGCTTTTTTACGAGCATGGTTAAATCCACGGTCTACAAAGCCAGCTGATTTTGGAGATTCAATTGTATTTAGTTCGGACATTTCTAGTTCCTTATGTTGGGGCTAGCGGTATTGCTAGGTCGCCTTATTGTTGTAGTAGTGTAGTTATTATTTCTTTTTACGTTTTTTGATTAATCCGCCTTTGTTCATACCGAACTGACCACCTGCTCCACGAGTTGCACCTGCTCTAGAGGCTGCTATATCTGAAGCTGTAGGGGCGGCAGTAGAAGGTGCTCTTGAACGTCCAACCTCTGCAATAGTACGGTTGGTATCAGCAGCCTCTTGAGCAATATCAGCAGCACGTTTGATACTACGCATTTGATCTGCATTACCTGAGTCAGACATTCGCTTACGCAAGGAAGCAGCAGCTGCAGCAGCGTTAGGGGACGATGTTTGTGTGTAGGTAGCAGAAGCTGCAGGTTTTTTACTACTGCCTTTCTTTTTTACAATAGGTGGTTGACTTTCACTTCGATCAGCGACAGCTTCTAGAACTCTTTTTTGTTGGTTTTCAGTTAGCCCTAATTTGCTTGGATCAAACTCCATATCTTTAGGCATTTTAAATTTAACTTGTTGTGCAAATTCATTTACCCCACTTAAAGCGCCAAAATAGTCTGCAGCTTGTGTAAGGTAGCTAGACTTTCCTACCATTTCTTGTGCACGTTTATTTAAAGTCTCAGCTAAAGTTTCATTACCTCTAGCAGCAGCTACTAAAGCAGCAGCACGTGTATTTGAAATTGCATTGTTTTGACTGTGAGAGTCAAATAAACCGAATGCCGCCGAAAGTATTGGAATCCCAAATAGAACAGATGCACCTTGAGCAGTTTTATTTCTAAATTCACGATCTGTTTCATCAACCATACCTACTTTAGCAAGATCTTTATCAGACATACTAAAGTAATTTACTTCAGGTTCTTCCCATTTAAAAACTGGTTGTTCCGATTCTGGTGGGGTGTAGCCTGTTGAAGATGGTGTATTACCGTCTTTAGATGATTGCCTAAGTACGCACTGTTGAGTTGTTTCATCGAACATCATGCCCATTGCTTCACAAGCTTGCTTGCCCGTAGTTGGTGCAGACACAGGAGCAACAGGAGCAGTCGTAGTTGGAGCAGGAGTTTCAGCTTCAATAGTTTGAACTGGTTGATAGTTATCTATGTTACTTGCTCGCCAACCCTCGTTCATATAAGAAGCTCCAGGTATGCTTGCTAAAGGTGGAAGTCCAGCAACAGGACTCTGATAGTTAGTTGCATCTACTTCACCACCAAGCGCAAAACCTTTAGCAGAATTACCTATTGCTTGGGGAGGTTCTTGATCAGGTACAAAACCACCAACAGCCATGGTCATTTGTTCTAGTACAGCCATCTCTTCTGGAGTCAGGGGGTTTTCCTCCATACCACTAGGTTCAATGGGTTCACCACCAATTCTACCATTAGCTTCCATATTAGACAAGCCCATTTTTGCTTCCATGCGTAGATCTTCAAAGTATTTTACACCAAAGAAACGTACAACATCGGCAGGTACAACATACTCACCTTCGGAGAGTTGTGCTGGGATATCATCTCGTACTTCTTCCGCAAGAGAACCCGGAGGTATTTCATTACCAGATACCGGATCACGTCTCATACCATCATCAGCAATGCCGCCCTCATTGAAGATCATTTCCATTTGATTGTTCATGTCGTTTACTACGCCTCCTTGGGCAAATCTAGGTTCGAGTTGAGAATTATTGGGACCATAATTTTTTATGGGGTTAATACCTTTCTCAACCTTTTCTAACTCAGGCTCGCCCCACTGGTCTTGTGCAGAAGTATCTTCTTTAATAAAAACATTTTCTGGAGTTCTTTCAGAAGCTAACATATCCATTCGTGCAGATGCATTCCTAGCCTCTACTTCCCCACGTTTGGTACTGTAAATAACGTAGTTGCGAACTACTTTAGGTTTTGTAGGGGGGACTATGTGTGGAATTCCATACAATTTACTTATAAGATTTGGACCAGACCTACCAGCATATATAAAATCTTCTGCAGAAAAACCCAGAGATTTTTTAAAATCTTTAGATAACTCTGAGTTATGTTTAATTAAGGAATTTACTACGGATGCTAATTTCTTTTGATGCCACCTGTTATTATCTGAAATAAGGTCTATTTTATCTCCTTCAGAAAGTAAATTAAAGTAGGGTACCGCAGATTCCTTAGGATTTACATTGTCTAAACTTCTGTTTAAATTTATGCTAGAGCTAGGGGACATGCTTCCAACATTTCCCTGTGCAATGTCTAAAACTTGATCAAAATCTGGAGAATAGATAAGCCCCCTAGACCCAGCGCTAACCGAAAAGGGAACACTCATTTTTATGCTTTCAAAAGTTTCACCTTTAGAAATTCTTTCGTAGAGTTTTTCTACTGGTATTTCAGTATTTTTAGAAAAG